TGACACATTAGTAAACCATCAGGTTACACCTTTAGAAGCTATTAGAGGCGATTACAAGTACAAACTCAAGGCAATCCATATAAAGAGGCACATCAAAGAAAGAAAACGCTTACAGAGCCTTAAAATCGATAAGAAAGAAAACAAGGCTATAAAGGTGGATAAAACCACTATTCAAGAAGAGAAGCCAAAAGGGAATAACACTTTATTCTTAATATTGGGTATTGGAGTGGTTGTTTACCTTATCCTAAAAAAACTTTAAAATTATTCTCTTTGATTATCAGCAAGTTACGATTTGCTTTAGCATTTTTTAAAGAAATGTTTTGAATATTAATTCTTAATTAAGATATTCGCTTATCGTTTAAACCCAACGATACCAAAATTATGAATACTTCAATCGCAAATCAAATTAGAAAATCAGCAAAAAACAATTCTTGGTCAAATGTTAATCAATTAATTGAGAATTTAGGTTTACAATTAGAACTTGTACAGGATTTAGCATTTTGCAAATTATGGATTGTAAAAAATAACACAGAAATACATTCTATTAGTAATACTATTGATTATGCTAATAATGGAAATGCAAGTGTAAAATTCAGCTTTAATAACTAAAACCAAAAGGGGTGCAGCATCCTACACTGCATATAAAACTATGTTCAACTACCAACAAGAACCATCATTTGAGCAAGGCTTAAAAGATGCAATCAACAAGCTAACTAATCAGCTACCTGGTGTACAAAAAGACCCTTACAAGTCAAGACAAGTATACGCAAGAATCCAAGTATTTAAACGAGCCTTACAATTATTAGATGATTTACCAAAAACAACAAGCAGCAGCAATTAAGTCGCTTTGCGTAGGGGAGACTATGCAAGTAGACAAACGAGAAGGCAACCGAATCCGAGCCTTACTATCGTATTACAAAACTTATAACGGCAAGACTTATTCTTGCAAAGAATTAACCAAAAATTGTTTAACCATAACTCGAAAAAAATGAAGAAGTTAAAAAATCCAATTATTCAAGATATTAACATAGTTGAAATAGACTATCAAAACACTTATTACACCGAATACACCGATGGTTTTATTATTTACCACCATAGATTCAAACAAGCAGACCTACGCTTTTGGGTATTAGAAAACTACGACATATCAAGAGGTCAAGTTAAAATAGAATTAGACCCTACAAGTATGGAGCAGGCAGAAAATCCTATTTACTTTACACAGGATGTTGAGGAGTTTATTAACGAGAACTACGAAGAATTGATTTTAGCAATCTTAAAACAACCAGTGCTGGCTTGTCAATCTTCTTTAGGTAGTGCTATTTATAACATTTGTAGACCAAAGTAATGAGCATTATAACTGTACACAAATTTATTAATAATCCACCGAAGGAAAGTAAGTTGGATAAGTTAAAAAGGCTTTATAGACAAACTTTAGAAGATAGAAATTATTGCAAATCAATTCAGGCTATGTATCTTATAAATAGAGTTAAAGAAGCTGAAATACAAAGAGTTACAAACGATTACGAGCTACATTTATCGAAGCAAATAATTAAAAATAATTACCTTAATTTAATAAAATAAATTGTATCTTTAAAAACCAAAAAACAAAACTATGTCATTATTAAAAATTCAATCGGAGCTAAAAGCACCTAAAAATCAATTCAATTCCTTCGGGAAGTACAAGTATCGTTCTACGGAAGATATATTGGAAGCAGTTAAACCTTTATTGTTAAAGTACGGATGTACTATGATAATATCGGATAGGATTAAAGAAATAGCTGGACTTATTTTCTGCGAATCTTACATTCATTTTTATGATAAAGATAGTAGCTTTATTGAAGTTTGTGCTTCTGCTGGTATAGACCCAAACCGCAAGGGTATGGATATTAGTCAGTCTTTCGGAAGTTCAAGTTCTTATGCAAGAAAGTATGCACTTCAGGGTTTATTTCTATTATGTGATACCAAAGATGCAGACGCAACCAATATGCACGATGCAGTTAAGATGGTAGAAGAGAAATTAAAGCCAATCTTAAAAGTAGGTACTGAATTGTTTGAAAAATGCAGAGCAGGTTACCTAAAGGATGCAAAGAACCTAAAAGCTATTCAAGAGAGATATACAATGAATGATGAAACTTTTGAAGCATTAACTGCAAAATGAAATACTTTAAAGCAAGACCAAGTTCATTGGGGAAACTAATGAGCAAGTCAAAGAAGCCAGGCGAATTGTCGCAAACTTGCATAACATATCTTAAAGAATGCTATGCTGAAGACAAAGAAGAACTATCTTCCAAGTATTTAACCAAAGGTATCTTATTAGAAAACGAAGCAATAGAGTTTGCATCTAAAGTTTTATACGGTGGTATTAAAGCCTATAAGAATGAAGATATTTACGCTAATGAATGGTTAGTAGGTACTCCCGATGTAATCCTTGAGAACTCTATTATTGATACCAAGTGTTCTTGGAATAGAAAAACATTATTAGATTCAGCTTTAGAGTTAAATACGGATTACGAATGGCAATTAAGAGGCTATATGATGCTTTGTAATAAAGAGTTTGCTACATTATTCTATTATTTAGGCGACACTCCAGCAGCAGCTAATTATGGTGTCAAAGTAAGCTATTCACATTTAGAAGATTTTGAACGCTGGGTTTCTTATGAGTTTAAACGAGATTTATCTATTGAGCAAGAAATAATCGAAAGAGTTGAACTTTGTAGAGCCTGGCTTCAAAAATACGATGCCGAGATACAGGCAAGAATTGGAACAAGAATTATAAACCTTTAAAAAAATAGAAAATGGCAACAATTATCAACGCATCTATTGATGTAACAAAAATTGACAGAACAAAATTAATCAAAGAGAAGTATTTAAACCTATCTATTATTGTAGATGACAAGAACGATAAGTTTGGTAACAATGTTTCAATTACTTTAAGCCAGTCTAAAGAAGAAAGAGATGCTAAAGCACCTAAAACTTATATGGGTAATGGTAAAGTAGTATGGGGATTAGGTAAGTTAGATGTGGCTACAAATGTAATTACATCAAGTGAAATATCAGATACATTTGGTTTATCAAATAAACAAGTATCTGTAAGTTCTGAAGACGGTCTACCCTTTTAATTAACAATATTGGTGCTGCTGCAAGCGTTCTTTTTGCACCAAAGATAAGAGGTGTCTGCGAACAATATTAGGGGAAAGTTTTACAATTTTAGCAGAGATTAACACCCAAGTGCTAACGAGCAGCGTTAGTATTTTAAAATTATAAGAGATGGATTACATAGAAGATTACCAAACAAATAACATAACTATTCAAGACTTAAGTAAAAAGTATAATATCTCCGAGAAGCATATTAGAAAGGTATTTAAGGCAAGAGGTGTTAAGACAAAGCATAACCATATCAAAAAGGTAACAGTTAGAGCAGATAAGCTATTTCCTATCTTTTTAGCTGATTACCTGGATAATGGCTTAAGTATGCAACACTATGCTGATAAGTACGGAATAAGCAAATTTGCCTTAACATTAAGATTAGAAAAATACTTCAAATTAAGAAGAAAATAGTTATATTTGCATTGTATTAAGATACCTAATAGGAAGGAGAGAGCCTGTTAGATATTATCAAAAAACGGTTATATTAATAACCTGAATCCTGTCGAAACTCTCTCCCGATGGGATTCTTTTTTTTAAAATTTATGGCACATAAAAAGGATGCTTATTATTTCTCGCACGATAGTTCGGCTTCGAGGGATATAAAAATGCTAAAGATTAAATACATCTACGGCTGGGAAGGAATTGGTTTATTTTGGGGTATTATTGAAACTTTAAGAGAAACAACCGATTTTAAATTTGAATCAAACAAAGATAGTATTGACCTCCTTGCATCCATACTCCAGGTAGATGCTATAAAGTTGCAAAATTTTATAAATGATGCTATAAAGGTTGGATTATTTGTAGAATGTGATGGTTATTTTTATTCAAACAGTCTAAATGATAGAATGGATGAAATGAACAAAAAAAGGCTTAATGGTATTGTAAATGGTAAAAAAGGTGGTAGACCAACAAAAGAAGAACCTAAAAATAACCTAAACCATAACCTAAACCATAACCTAAACGAAAGCAAAACAAAACCATTAAAAGAAAGTAAAGTAAAAGAAAGTAAAGTAAATATAATAGTTAGTAGTGTTGATGTTGAATTTATTCCTCCTACTAAAGATGAAGTTATAGATTATTTTGTTAAATCAGGTTATAAAAGAGATATTGCTATTCAAGCCTATTTTTACTATGATTCTCTTGGTTGGAATAACAAATTAGGTAAAGCAGTAATAAATTGGAAAAATACTATGGTTACTAATTGGTTTAAACCAGAAAATAAAGTTACAATTGTAAACCTACAACAACCTACTTACTAATGGACTTTATAAAACAATATAGCGATGTACAAGGCGAAATAGATTCGCTTTACGATACAGGATTAATTAAAGGCGAAACGATAGGATTCCAGGATGTGGATAAGCTAATATCCTTTAAAAAAGGTGCTACTTCTTACATCTACGGAACTCCTGCAAGTGGTAAGTCTGAATTTTGGTGGGAATGCTTAATTAATTTATCAAAAAGTAAAGGTTGGAAACATTTAATCTTTAGTCCCGAAACGGGAACTCCAGCAGAAATATTTGCCGAGATTATTCATAAATGGGCAGGTAAGCCATTTTTTGACTTGGATGGTAATAAGCTACAAAGACTTACTAAACAAGAAATGTATCGTTATGGTTTAGAGGTTAGCCAATACTTTTATATTATGGATTTAGGTGTTAAAGATATTACTTTAGATGATTTCCACGAAGCGGTAGAGAAATATGGAGTAAAGTTTGACACAGTAACTACTGACCCTTTTAATGAAGTTAAGCACGATTTACACGGAGAACAAAGGGATATGTATATGGCTCGGGTATTAGGTAAAATAAGAATGTATGCAAGGGAGTATAATTACCACCATACAATTATTATGCACATAGCAAGGGAAACAGGTGCAAAGGTTATAGATGATGCAACAGGAATAAAATATTATCCTCCTGCAGACCCACGATTTATAGATGGTGGCGAAACATCGTTTAGAAAGGGAGAACAAATGATTTGCGTATGGAGACCACCATTTGGAGTTTCTAAAGATGGGAACCCATATCAAGGAAATGAAGTGAAGATTATTGTACAAAAGACTAAACCTAAAGGAGTAGGAGAAATAGGTGAAGCTACATTATTCTTTGATAAGTGGAAGAATTGTTATTATGAAGAAATTAACGGAAGTAAGAGTTATGCAGGAAATTATGTTACATTTGAAAAACCAAAAATATTACCTTTTTAATTATGAATCAGCACAAAATGTACAGGTGTATCAGATTGATGCAGCTACTACAAGAAAAATCACGAAACATTTACACGATAGCTAAATATTTAAATGTTACAAATAGAACCGTATACCGGTATCTAAAACTTTACGAAGAACTTGGCTATACTGTAAAAAAGGATATGTTCAATAAAGTATTATTAGAAAAAATATGACACTACAAGAATTTGCTAAACATTCGGAAGCCAGGCTTTTTAGTTTAGAATTATTTGAGCAATTACCAATCCATAAGCTAAGTTCACAGTATTATGTGGAGGCTTTAAGAGAGATTATTAATTTAATTAACCCAGTGCAGGACAAAAAGTTTATTTTAAGTGATGAGAAAGTTACACGAGTTAAGTGAGCCATTAAAAGCTATTTTACAGGATGAACTTGATAAAAGGATTCCAAAGACTGATTTTAGACAAGCTACTTTGTTTAGGATAGCAGATTTACTTTTAGTGATGCAAATAAAGCTATTAGAGGCAAATAAAACTAAATTAGG